CCCTAAAGCAAGAGTACATTTACGGTAATCTAAAGATCACTGTAAAGTTTGGCAGCATCGTTAAGATTGAAAATCACACTACAGACGTAGTAAGTGGTTGGAAGCTTGACAAGAAAGAGTACGAAAGGTTAAGTAAGGTACTGGATATTCCAGACAGCAAGTTTAAACACAATTATAAGAAAAAGTTTGTGAAAACTTCGTAACTAAAACGTTGATATATCAAGGTTTGTAAAATCAAATTCACAATCTTTTTACGATAAAATAGACTTTTTATTGTAAATAATGATACATAAAATAAATAACTTAGTATAATAGGAGGAAATAATACATATATGAGTAGATTATATAATACTTTTGAATTCGTAGGTAACATTAACATTCCAAAAAACAAGGATAAATTCCTTGAAGTCAAAGATAGTGCTTCTGGTTGGTCTGGTCATCGACTGAACTTCGCTGTACAAGAGTCAAAAACGAATGGTGTTTTTGTTGAAATGTACGGTGGATATTCAAAGGCAAAACAAAACAAAGTGTATTCATTTGGAAAAGGTACTGAAAACAATAAAGGTGGAAAACTTGAGATTCCTTGGGAAGACAGATTGAGTCCAGAAACGGTTGATTTGGTAGCTGATTTCAAGAAATTCGTTATTGATTTTACAACAGATCAAGAATTAAAAGAGAAATTTGAACAAATTAGATATGAAATTCGCACACTCGAATACAAAGATGATCCGACACCAGAGGAACAAGATAAACTTCACCAACTTAAACAAGAATTAGCAGAAAAAGATGTTGACCGTCATGAATTTATTCACGAGTATGACGCAATTGTTTTCCTCGCTAATAAACTTGAAGAATATAAAAATTACAAATTTAAACTTACAGGTCAAGTTGACTTCAGCGAAAGTAAAGGCAAATTCTATCGCAAGTTCAAGCCGACAACAATTGAAATTGTACCTAACGACACTCCTAACCAGTTACGTTCACTTATGGACATTTTCTTCACAAAAGACTCTCTTGATGATAAAGATTTCAAGAAAGAGAAGAAGGTCTATGTTGATGGATATGTAATGTGCTATGACGGTAACGCTAAGAAGGATCAATTCTTCCCTCAACAACTAATGATTAATGCTTCTAAATTAGACTTCGAGAATGAGACGCACGTTAAGCGTTTGGAATTCTTAAAGAACAAGTTTAAGGTAACTGGTAAAGGTGTTTATCATCTACAATGGGTAGTGAATATCTTCAGAGGTGCAGATACAGTTGAATTCACTTTCAATGATTTGACTCCTTCACAAAAAGAAGCAGTTGAGTTTGGTTTCAATAAAGTTGAAGACTTTGCTCCAAAGGGAGGAATGCTAGGAGAGACACTTTACGAAAACCGTCTAGTAAAGCCTGTACTTGAAAAACTTAATGATCATAATGACTTCAGTGGTGGGGCTGTTGAATCTTCATATGAAGTAGAAGACTTAGATTTTGTACCTGCCCAAAAGGACAATAATAAGCCAGTCGATACTAAACCAGAAACCAAGACAGAAGATAAACCTGCTACTTCTGTTGAATTAGATGATTTGTTTGCATAAAATGGAGGGGGATTTCCCCTCTTGTATAAATAATTAAATGAGGAGAGATGCTTAATATGGCAAGAAAATTTGGTAAAAAGAATGTTATTAAAATTGATCCACTGGCTTATAATCTTGGTTTGATTGGTGAATCTGGTATTGGTAAGACAACATTAGCCAAAGAAGTATGTGAGAAGCTTGTCGGTGAAGATGGTTACATGATTTTGAACATTGGTAAAGAAGATGGAGTAGACGCTATCCCAAACGCTTCTTATGAAAATGTTCCTGATTGGGACACCTTCGAAGCGATTGTTGATGATATTGTAGAAAATAGAACTACAGATTACAAGGATTTAAAAGTTCTGGTTTACGATACTTTTGATGAATTAATGCGTATCACTGAACCAGAAGTTATCAGATTACATAATAAAGAGAATCCTGAAAAGCGTGTAAAATCAATTAAAGCAGCGTTTGGCGGTTACATGGGTGGAGAAGACAAGGCTATTGAAATCGTACTTGATAAGATTTGGGAACTTAAAAATGTCGGAGTTGCAATGTTTGTAGTTGGTCATACAAAGAAGCGTACTATGACTGATGTTGTAACTGGTCTTGAATATGACATGCTTACAACTAACATGTCTAACCGATATTTCAATGCAATTAAAACTAAACTTCATGTACTTGGTGTAGCGTCAATTAACCGTTCCATTGAACAGAAAAAGGTTAAGCAGAAAGTTGGAGCGGATAAGATTGTTGGTACAGTTGTAGATGAGTCTCGGATCATTACTTTCCGTGATGACAATTTTAATATTGACTCTAAATCCAGATTTGAAGAAATCATTCCTTCTATTGCACTTGATACTGATGAATTCATTAAAGCTATTGAGGACGCTATCAAGGCTGCTCACGAAAAGCAAAAAGGTACAAAAGGTGATATTGAGCAAGTGAAAAAGGAACAAGCAAAGACAAAAGATAAAGAAATTAAAAATAAGGTTAAAGAAACAAATGAGAGCAAAGTAAATGTGGACGAAAACGAGGAGTTGGCAGAAGTAATTAAAGTTAATTTCCCATCTACAACCGATGATGTTAAGGCACAAGTTAAAGATATTATGACTGAATACGGATTTACTTCTTTTAAGAATGCAGATGAAATTCCAACAGTAGCACTAAGAAAGATTGTAGATTTATTGAAATAAATAATTGAATAAGGGGATGAGATATTCCCCTTATTTGTTTTATGAGGTGATTTAATGGCTAGGAAAGTGGTTTGTAAAATATGTAGAGCCAAAGGGGATTCGGATTCATTCTTTAAAGTGTCTGATGAACAAGGTAAAAGTAAATATTATTGTAACAAAATGGAGTATGAAACTTTCATAAATGAGAAAGAAAAGAGAGATGACGTATTAAAATACATTGCTATTGATGTATTTAATTACGATGAAGGTCAATTCATTCCTCCTGTTCTTATTAAGAAGCTGAATGAATTACATAGTTTTTATGATTATGAAGTGATACAAGAGTGTTTCAAGGATAACAAAGACAATATTCATTACTGGATAGGTGCAAAGAACTTTACCAACGAATACAATATGGTGAGTTATGTAATGAAAATAATTGAAGGTTCAATCAATGATACCTACGCTAAGTGGAAATTCAAGAAGAAGCAAGAAACTAAACAAGAAAATACATCAGTTGATTTAGACATTATGAACCAACTGGATAATGAAAAAGAAAAAAATAGTACTAAAAACAACGGTGGAATACTAGCGTTTTTGGATGAGGAGGACATTTAATGCAGTCATTGGACAATTATCCTACAGAATTAACAGCACAAAGAGAAATGACCGAAGCTAATTTCACATTTTGCTTATGGAAAAACCCTGACCTGTACGGTGATTATGAGAAAGAAGTAAGGGCAGATCGTGATTTATTGACTGAGGATGGGCAATTTTATTACTCCTTGGGATACGAAATGTACAAATTAGGTTATAAAAGTTTCGATGATGCAAGTATCTTCAGTTATGTCGAAAATAAAGAAACATTGAAAAACGGATTTGCTAGGCGAGGCGGTTATAAAACTGTCGATGAAATTAAGCGAATTCTCAATGAAGATAACGCTGAAATGTATTATGACGAGTTAATAAAAAATAACATGCTTCTCAAACTTCACGATAAAGGATTTAACGTTACCAAAGAATTACCAAAATTCATGAAAATGAACAGTAAGAATCTATACGATTACTTTGAATATCAACTTGACAATGTATTTTTGGGTAGAGGTTCAGGAGTTAAAATAGAGGATTTGGACTTTAACGATGATTTCATTGAATCATGTGACGCAGGAGAAGAAATGGGATTAAGTTATGCAAGTACTGCTCCACTATTAAACTTCCATACACTAGGTTTACATAGGTCAAATGTTCAAATATTTGCTGGATTTAGTGGTACAGGTAAGACGAGTTTCTGCATTCATACTTATATCCTTTCCATACTGGATCAAGGTGAGAAGGTTGTAATAATTGCAAATGAAATGAATAAACGTGCTTGGCAACACATTCTAATGGCTACAATCTTAAGTCAGAAATTAGATTATTATGGTCTTCCAAGGAAGAAACAGAAGATGGGTAATTTAGCAAAAGAACAAAAAGAAATGATGGAAAAAGCCAAAGAATATTACAACACTCATTACAAAGGTAGATTAAAGTTTGCTAAGATTTACGACTACAGCACAGAAGATGTTAAGAAAATCATTCGTAAAATGGCGAAACAAGGTTTTAACTATGCATTGTATGACACTTTTAAGAGTGAGGACTCTGCTTCAGCAACAATGACTGGTGAGTTAATTGAATCATCAAAACAACTATTGCAAGTAGCTGAGAAAGAAGATGTAGGCATCATCATTACAATGCAGTTAGCAATTTACATGGAAAATACACGTTATTTGTCTGCTGCTTGCTTATCTGGTGCAAAAGGAGTCAAGGAAATTGTATCTGAATTGGTTTTAACAAGGCAACTTTGGGAGGATGAAATGCCGAATGAAAAATATGATGTTAAACCTTATAAATATAAAAAGGATTCCTCTGGTAAATTCACAAAAATTAAAGAAGAAATAATTTTAAAACCAGATAAAAAGTACATGATTGTTTTCTTGGACAAAACTCGAAATGATGAAGGAGATACTACTTTACTTTATCAATTCGATGGGGCATGGAATAAGTGGACTGAAATTGGATACTGTACACCAAAACATCAACGAGTGTAGGTGAATAGAAAAATGAAATGTAGTGTAGATTGGTGTGAAAGTACAAGTGTACTAAACGGTTTATGCGGAAAGCATTACCAACAAGTTAGAAAACATGGAAAAGCTATTAAAACTTTATACGACAAAAATAAAATAATTCAACATGAAACTTACGCTGAAATCGAAATATACGACAAAAAGGGGAGGTTGAGAGGATTAACTAAAATAGATTTAGATGTTGTGGATAGGGTGAAAGATATAAAGTGGGGATGGCACAGTGGATACGTCAAAAACTCCAAAGTCGGTTCTCTGCATAATTTTATCATGGATACAACTTCAAAAGTAGATCACATAAACAGAGATAAGTTCGACAACAGAAAGGAAAATCTCAGGTTATGTACTTTCCAAGAAAATAATAGAAATAAAAGTAGACATAAAAATAATACATCGGGAGTCACTGGTGTGAGTTGGAGAAAAGATAGTGGTAATTGGAAAGCTATTATTTTCATAAATTATAAAAACATATCTTTGGGTAGTTACGATAAAAAGGAAGAAGCAATTCGTGCTAGATTAACTGCTGAAAAAGAATATTTCGGTGATTTCGCCCCTCAAAGAGAATTATTTAAACAATATGGAGTTATATAGGTTGGTGGAGTCAATATGGATGTATATGCTTTAAAAAATTACATAATGGAAAATCCAGAATACATAGAATTAATCCTTGAGGAAACAGGGTTTCACAACATCACTCCCCTTAAAGATGAATATAGATGTGCAAGGGAAAGTGGAAGGAATCCAACATCCGTCAAGGTTAATAAGAAAACGTTAGCAGCCACTTGTTTCTCCACAAACTTGAAAGGTGATTTAATAACACTTGTTCAAACAAAAATATACACAAACTTTCCCAATACGATAAAAAGAATAGCAGAAATTGTTGATTTTAAGGATACCAGTAAATATGAAGCTTACACATTACCATTTAACGGCTTTTATAAGAAAATTGCACGTTTAAGGAATGAAGATGACTTTGATCTTGAAACTTATTCGGACGATATTTTGAACTACTATGAGAACATTCCTAACCTTTTGTTTTATGAAGATGGTATTTTACCTGCAGTACAAGAGAAATACAACATTGGATATGACAGTGTATCAGGTAGAATCACAGTTCCTTGGAGGTCATTCGATGGTCAAATTGTAGGAATCATGGGTAGACTCAATAAACGAGAAGTATCAGAGGATGAAACTAAATGGTTTCCTATCCTCCCATTTCCGAAATCCAAGACATTGTATGGATTTGTTGAAAATTACAGTTCTATTCAAGAAAAAGAAATGGTTATGATTGGTGAATCAGAAAAATTCAGCCTTCAATTGGAAAGCATGGGGTTAAACGTTGGAGTATCACTTGGAGGAAGTTTTATGAGTGAAGTACAAGCCAACAATATTAAATCACTATTTCCCAAAAGGTTACTTGTAATGCTTGATGAGGGATTGTCTGAGGAGCATAGTTTGGAAATTGCTAAACAATTAAAATCTGACAAGTATTACAAAAACAAGGTTGGTTATGTGTTTGATAAGAACAATACTTACTTACCAAAGGATAGTAAACTTGCTCCGTCAGACTTAGACAAAAGCACGCTGAAGAAATTAATTGATCATTGTGCAATCTGGATTTAAAGGAGATGAAATTTTGAAAGCAGAAGATAAATTAGAAGAATTAAAAGCGAACGGAGAGAGAATATTCTCTTTCTCCAAACTTGGTACATTCAACACTTGTGAATACGAATATTACAATAGTTACGTTAAAAAAAATAGAGGTATCCCAAACATCTATACAGAAATGGGTTCTCTCATGCATGACAATATTGAAGGTATCTATGCTGGTGAAAACGATGTAGAGTCATTCAGAAATAATTATACAAATAAAGTTATAGAGTTAGATATGTTGGGTGTTAAATTTCCAAGCGAAAGTATTGGTGACAGTTGGAAAAAAGATATTGATCACTTTCTAAAAAACTTCAAGAAAATTGATAAGAAGATGATTCTTGAAAAGTTAATTGTCTTTGAAATTGAAGATGGAATATGGTTACAAGGTTATATTGACGCTACTTTACCGAGTGACAAAGGTAAACCTTATGTTCAAATTTTAGACTGGAAAACGTCAAGTAAGTTCTCTGGTAAGAAATTGACCGAAGCAGGTAGACAATTGTTAATGTATAAGCTTGGTATAGAGGATAACACACCGTTAAAGGTAGACAAAGTTATGTGGTTTATGCTGAAATACATCAATGTCTGTCATGTACTGAAGAATAAGAAAGTAAAAAAGAAAATGTGTAATAGAGGAAAATGGGTTAAAGAAATGCGATCAGCGTTTGAAAAAGAAATGTTTACTCTTGGAATTGAAGAGTTTGAGTTAGAAATGTTACTAGATAAGGCTGTTGAGGATAATGAAATCACAGGCTTACCAAAGGAAATTCAAGATAAATACTGGCTTGAAGATTGTATTGTTGAGTATGAAATCACGGATGAGAAGGTAGAAGAGGTCAAGAATTACATACTAGGAACAATTAAGGCTATTGACGAGAAGAATCCTGCAGATGAAAAGGAATGGAAGCCAGTTGAAATAGATAAATACAACTCATTTTACTGCAGCGTGTTATGTGGTCACAGGAAAACGTGTAAATTTTATAAGAAATTCCTTGAAGAAAATGCAGACGGTTTCGAGAAGAAAAAGAAAAAAGAGATTGATATGGATGATTTATTTGGATAGGAGGTAGACAATGCGTAAAATATTCTTTGACTTCGAGGTGTTTGAATTTGACTGGATGGTTGTAATTATTGACTTAGACAGTAAGAAAGGTAAAGTCATAATTAATGATTCAGATATGCTTGATAAGTATTACAAACACTTTAAAGATGATATTTGGATTGGTTATAATTCAAGGGGATATGATCAATTTATTTTAAAAGGGATTCTCTTAGGAATGAATCCTTTCTTCATAAGCAAACGAATTATTGAAGATGGAATTAAGGGACATAATGTAGTCCGAGAAAGTTACAAAATTCCACTGAACAACTTCGACATTTCTACAGGGTTTCATAGTTTGAAACAATTAGAGGGATTTATGGGATCGAGAATTAAAGAGTCTTCAGTACCATTTAACATTGACAGACCATTAACACCAGAAGAAATCAAAGAAGTTGAAGAATATTGTAAACATGATGTCCTTCAAACAATTGAAGTATTTGAAAATAAAATTGAAGAGTTTGATAGTCAACTGGCTCTAATTGAAGCGTTTGACTTGGATATGAAACAGTTCACCAAGACTAAGGCTCAACTATCTGCACATATTATTGGAGCAGAAAAACAACCAAATAGAGGAGATGAGTTTAATTTAAGTTTTCCTGATACATTGGTTATTTCAGAAAAATACCAGCACATTGTCGATTGGTATAAGAATCCTGAGAATATGGATTATAAAAAGAAACTTGAAGTTGATGTAGCAGGTGTACCTCATATCTTCGCTTGGGGAGGCATCCACGGTGCGTTGCCAAAAATTAAAGACGAAGGAATTATATTAGCTGCGGATGTGGCGAGTCTCTACCCTTCTCTAATGATTGAATATGGATACATAAGTAGAAATGTTACCAATCCTTCTAAGTTTAAAGAAATTAGAGATAAACGACTTGAACTGAAAGCAAAGAAAGACCCTAGACAACTACCTATGAAAATCGTAATCAATGCTAACTATGGTGCAATGAAAGACCAATACAATCCATTGTTTGATCCATTAATGAGTAATAATGTCTGTATTGCAGGACAACTACTACTGTTAGATTTGATTGAAAAGATTGAACCATATTGTAAGATTTTGCAATCAAATACAGACGGAGTGTTCTTAAAGGTTGAGAAGGAAGAAGACATTCCAAAAATTAAAGAAATTGCTGCTGAATGGGAAAAACGTACTCGACTAGATTTAGAATGGGAACGATTCAATAAGATTTATCAGAAGGATGTTAATAATTATATCATCATTGAGGAAAACGGAAAGTACAAGTCAAAAGGTGCGTATGTTAAGAAGCTAAATAACCTTGATTATGATTTGCCGATTGTCAATAAAGCACTGATCAATTACTTTACAAAAGGAATACCAGTTGCCGATACAATTAACGAATGTGATAAGCTAAGAGAATTTCAAAAGATTGTCAAGGTTTCAAACAAATATCTACGTGCATTACATGGCGAAAAGGTGTTACCAGAGAAAGTATTACGTGTATTTGCTGATAAACGTGAAGACGGTCAGGGAGTATTCAAGGTAAAATTGAAGATGAAGGATGGAGTTGAACAGGAAGTAGCTGAGAAACTAGCCAATACACCTGACAAATGCTTCATTGACAATGATGATGTTAAATCAAAAACTGTTCCAGATCATTTGGATAAGGAATATTACATAGAAATGGCTCAGAAAAGGTTGAATGATTTCTTAGGAATCCCTAATAAACGTAAGAAAGCAACCAAAAAGAAGAAAAAGGAGGAAGTAACCAATGAAACTAATTAAACAAAATATTCACAACTTTAAATATCGCTTGAATACTCTATTATCCTCCATTATACAAAGTATAAAATACAATGAAACTAAAGTTTTATCGCAACTTCCAATTGCAGAATTTGTCGTAATATTATTAACTTATTTATTCATTTTAGGGTTGCAATATATAAATAAATAATTTAATATTAAATTAACAAATAGAAAAGGTAGGTGATTAAGTATTCCCTACCTTGCTTCATAGGGAATACAGAAAGTTATGCGAAATATTACTGTCGGATTGTCACTGGTTATTTTATTATTACTAAGCATCACAGTAGGAAACATACATATTCACGAAAACGAACGATTAAACTTAATCCTCAGTGATAAAGAAGAAATAATTAAACAACAGATTATTACTGAGGATGTTCTGAGAAAGGAGATTGATAAATTAAAACAGATCAATACCAGTCAGAATGAAGAATTAGAAAAGAAAAATCAGCAGCTTGAATTATTACATAAAGAAATTGAAAAGTTGAAAAAGGAAAAATCTCCTACTGTTTCGGTTATGCCGAGCAGGGGGGAACAATCTAAAAGAAAGTCATACGTTTATCAAATAACTGGTTATACGGCTGGAGTTGAGTCAACAGGTAAATCTCCTTCACATCCTGCTTATGGTTTGACGGCTAGTGGAACACGAGTCCAAGAAGGAAGAACAATTGCTTGCCCTCCATCCTTAAAGTTCGGCACAAAAGTACACATAGAGAATGTCGGATATAGAATATGTGAGGATCGTGGGCAGGCTGTTGTTGAAGGAGTGATTGACGTTTACTTTAAAAATGTAAATACAGCATTGGATTTTGGCAGACAGAAATTAGAGGTAAAAATTTATAAATAGGAAGGTTGATAGAATATGAGTTTTGAAATTGGAGAATTAGCAATTATAAATAATTTAGCCATGAGCGGGTTACCTGATCGAGTTGGTGAAGTAGTTGAAGTGGTATCTACATCATCAAGTCCAAATTATGATTATGTTGTTCAGTTAGAAAACGGTGACTTCGTACCAGTTAAAGAGAAGGAGTTGAATCATCTTACAATGCCAGAACTAGACTTAGTTACATACATCAAGACAGGAAATAAAGTTTTATACGCACCACTAAATGAGGTGGTTACAATTCTCAAGGTTGATTTTATTCACGGACATTGTGAAGTGAAGACAGAAGATAATGCTATGATAGTGATTAAAATTGACACTTTAAGACCAATTGAAGATAAGGAGGAAGAAATGATGCAAAGAGAGCCTGAGTTTAAAATAGGTGACAAAGTAAAAGTAAACTCAAATGATCAATGGCATGGTAAGTTTGGAATTGTATCAGGTTTTGAGCATGAAGAAGATACAGTTGTATACCAAGTGGATATTGCAGATAAGATTGGAGTACCTTTCACAGAAGATGAATTAGAAAAAGTTAATACAGATGATATTGCGAAAGATGTTTACTTTGACTTACTGTTCGGACACTTTGAGAACGAAGACTCGACATATACAGTACCAAAACAATTATTACATAACTTGCTTAATAAAATTCTATAAGGAGGATTACATATATGACTGGATACTTTGAAGAAAAAGGAACAAAACTTGGTCAATTAGTCGATAAGAAACAGGCAGCTTACGGTGATTCAATTAAGAAAACAAGTCAATTAATGAAAGTGTTCATGCAGGATTATGAGGTTAATGACAACTATGTTATTCCTAAAGAATTACTGGATCATATCTTACTCCAAGTTAGAATTATAGATAAGCAGAATCGTATCTTCAGTAATCCAAAGGGTGATTTAATGGATGAATCTCCTTACGATGACATTTCAGGATATGGCTTATTAGGTGGAAGAATGCAGAATGAGACTGTTAATAGATATGATGACGAAGAAAATGATGTGCAATTTGAATAAATAATCAAATAAAATAATTGATTTATAAGGAGTGAGAAAATGTTAAGTGAAGAGAAGATTAATGAACTAATCGAGAAGGAAATTAGAGATCAAGTCACTGCGAAACTTAAGCAAATCGGAAGACAAACAATGACTAACCTATACAAAGAAGTAATGCAGCAACAGGTACAAGAGTTTCTGTATCAGAAGCAACAGGAAACGGTTAATGAATTAAATGCCCATATCAATGTTAATAAGGATTACTGGAAGAAAGAAGTGTTGGAGTCGATTAAGGAAAGTTTCAAGCATAAGATTGACTCAGTATTTGATGATTACCCAAGGTATTAAATTACTTTAAAATGACGCTTTCATTGTCTGGAGGTGATTGAATGAGATTGATACTTGCACAATTCTTTGGCAGTCTAATTGGTGGATTACTACTCATTAATTCACAGCATGTAAGCAACTTTTATGTAGAAGGAATAATGATTGTCAGTGGTACTGTAGTAATGTCTGTAATCAGTAACTATGTCGGATTTCGGAATGGTGTCAATAATAAATAATCAAAGGAGGTACATATGAAGTCATCAAATACTCAAAACAGGGTAAAGGAACTGGTCACTCAGTTTCCTTCCCTCATTGAAAACTATTCATCCTCAACTTTAGTCTCCTACTACTGGAAATATGTTGAGGGAGCAAAGACAGTTGAACACATTGCACATATGTCATCACCTGAAGCAATCACAAGGGCATTCAGACGATTAGTTAATAAAGGTGAAATTGTATTGCCGAAACATATTAAGGACAGAAACAATCAATATCAAGAAGAATTCAGATTGGAATTCACTCCATTATGATTATCAAATTTGATTCTAAAAATCCATTGTATGTAATTGACGAAAATGGACATGAGGTATTTCGATGGAATCCTAATCACGTTGAAAAGAAAATGACTGCTGAAGATAGGAAATACATAATGGAACAAATGAAAATTAACCGACAACAGAGGGGTGATTCAGATGTTAAACATTGAAAAAGGATCATATCAGGAAGCTAAGATTAATCTGCAGAATGTTGGTTTAATGGTTAATGAAATGAAGCAGCAAGGTAAGCCGATTACATATGAAATGTATAATGATTTGTTGGAATTTGCTTTGAGTGTTATTGATAAGGCTGATACAACAATGGCTGATTTGAATGAGTTGTTTGAACAGATACCAGTGAGGTGATGATATGAAAATGGAAGATAAACTTAATCGTGTATTTGAAGCAATGGACAGTGTTGGTAAGTTGCAGATTGAATTACCAATATCAAAATCTGAAAGTATAGTCTTGCGTCAATGGATAGCACAACTGATGGCATATTCATATGATAATGGTTTTGAAGATGGTAAAAATAATCAAATAAAAGGATAGTTTTATCAGGAGGCGAGACTATGACAGCATTAAATTGTATTTTAGCAGTACAGAATACTTGTGATGGAGATAATTATACTAATCTTCGTCATAGATACACGTTAGAAGATATGGTTTTCTTTGGCACAATTGCCGACTTAGGCGATAAAAACGTAGCTGAAATAACATTTTTTGACTTAAATAATACCGTGAAATGAATATTTTAATAGGGATAGGAGATGTAACTAATGAGCATTAAAGATTTTGTAATCAAAAAACTAGATGGATATGATCAAGAAGAGATGAGTGAAGAAGTAATTGGTGAAGTAGTAGACGAAGTTATTACAAAATACGGAGTGATATGTGGATATTTCCATGCTGGAAGTTTTGATAGCGTTGGTTATGATTGTGATTATTATGTGATTGTATTCGTAAATGAAGAAGGTAAACTTGAAGGTGTAGATGTTCAAGTAGAATCTTTTTAGAATAAAATCAAGATTTCATTATGGAAGGTGAAAAAATGAAACATAAAATACCAAACTTGTTTCTTTTCCCAGTCATCATTATGTTAGCAAGGTTATACATAGATACTCCAGAAAAATATGGTAATTTTAAAAAACTTTCTTATCAGAAGATGTTCGTCTGGCAATGGAAAGCACTTGATAGGATTTTGAAGATTAAACCGTAATGAAACGGAAGTTTTAACGTAAATACATAAACACAATAAAAATTAAATTTTATTATAAAAAGGGAGTGAAACAAGTGAACTTCAAATTTGAACTCGGTGAGAAAGTTAAGTTAATAAACAGTGAGAAGAAGGGTGAAGTAAAGGGTAGGAAGTTTGAGGAGCATGTACATAAAAATGGAACATCAACAATTGTACGTTACTTCGTAAATCTTGGTGGTTATCATGTGGATTGGTATGCAGCAGATAAATTAGAATCACTGGACAATCACGAGTTCACAAGCAAATTTGAAGAAGGATTTCT